AAGAATACTTATATTTGCGGGGCCTGCAGCGCGATTAAATGCCCGAATGTTGTTTACAATTTCTTCGCCTGTTTGAGCGTTACTCATTACGCCCGCTACGTTTATATTGTAAGTATCGCCTACAGATTGGCGTTGTATATCTTGCGTAATTGGTGCAGCAACCGGGGCACTTACGTTGTTTGTTACGCGCGTTACTACTTCGTTTACACGTACTGTTATGTCAACGGTTCGCGCCAGTTTGTTTGCTAACGCGTCCATTTGTTTCATCATTTTTGGCGTTAGTTTGTCTATTTCTTCTTGTAGCCCGTTAACCGTTTTTTGTGCGTTGTCTACGCCTACTTGATACCATGCCGTCGCAGCGTTTATACCTACCTTTTGCGCTGCCATATTGGCACTATCAACCAACGCGTTGGTTTCAAATATGGCGGTTTCGCCGCCTTTAACTAGTTCTTTGGCTATGGCCGCGCCGGCTTCGCTACCGGCTGCTAACACGGCTTTAAGGCTGTCTTGTGATAACCCAAGGTTTAAAGCGTGTTGTACGTCGTTTGAATAGTCTTTAATTCCGTTTACTTGGTCACGTAGTCCGGATAAAAATCCTTTGCCAGTGTCTTTGCCTGCCGCTTTGGCGTCTTTAAAACTAAATGCGTCCATAAGGCCTTGGGCTACGGTGTCGGCGTAATCTGTTAACGCTTTTTTAGCGTCGTTTAACGCGCTGTTGGCGTCTTTAAGTGCTTCTTGTAGGCCTTCTTTAAGTGATTTAGCGTAGTCGTAGTTTGCTTTAGTTGCCGCGCCTGTGCTTTTATCTATGTCGTTAAATGCTTTTATACGTTCTTTAAGTTGGTCCGCGGTAAGTTCAGGACCTATAAAGCCTTTAGGCCCCATAAGCGCACCAGTTCCGGCAATAGTTCCCGCAGTAGTTAACGTTTGTTGGTTTAATAAATCGCTTTCTTTTCGTGCCGCGTTCATCTTTTTTGTGTACAAAGCAAACGCCGCTACGCCGGCAGCAACGGCAATAATTCCAATACCGGTAGCAACTTGTACAGCGGTAAACGATGTAGCAAGGGCATAATTAACTGCGGTTGTGATAATGGCAGCCGCTTTATATAACGCCATACCCGCTTTAGCAATAATAATTGCACCGGATACGGCAGCAACAGCGGTAGTAAATGCTATAAAGGCGTCTGTATTGTTGCCTAATAGTTGCGAAAATTGAACAAGCACAGGTAGCGACGCTTCTAATACAGGTAAAAACGCTTGTCCTATTGCTACTTTTGCGTTGTCTACTGACGCTTTTAGTATGCGTTGTTGGTTGGCCGCTCCGTCTGCAGTGCGCGCAAAGTCGCCTTGTGCGTCGCTTGTTTGTTGCAAAATAAGTTTTTGGGTTGCTAATACTTTTGCTTGCGCTGTTAATGCTCCTGTGCCGTCGTATAGGCCCATTTTCATTGCTTGTGCTTTTACGGCTGCGTCGCTTAGTAGTACGCCAAATTTACGTATAGGTTCGGCTTCGCCACGTAATGCGGCTCCTAATGCTAGGGCTACATCGGCGGGGTTAGCGTTATGAAAACTGGCAAGGTCGCCGGATAGTTTGACCATTTCAATAGAAAAGTTAGATAGGTCCGCACCTGCAAGCCCGGCAGATTTACCAAAAATACCCATGGTTGCCGCTGCGTCTAACGCGGCTTGTTTAGATAAACCTAAACTAGTGGCGGCGGTGTCCGCAAACTTTTTAATTTCCGTTGACGCTTCGCCAAAAATAATTCCGGACTTACTAACCGTTTCGTTAAAATCGCTTGCGGCTTGTGCGGCTTTATAACCGCCTGCAACAATGGCACCGAACGCTATAGCGGCAGGTACTGCCATTTTGTTTATAGCAAACGCCGCTTTATCCGACGCTTTAGTAAGGTTTTGAAATTCTTTTATTGCCGCTTGTGAACCCTTGCCGTTAAACGACGTAATAATCGGTATGTTAATTGCCATAAGTAACTTCCAATTTGCGGTTTGTCATAGCCATAACTTCGGCAACTATATCCAATACAACGGCTTCCACTGCCGGACGCGCCATATCTACAGCGGGTTCGCTAGCACGTGGATTAAATGACCCGCCTACTTCTAGGTTGCGTACAAACGCGCCACGCGTTTTAGCGCCGGCATGGTCCCAAATAGCGCCGGCTGCGTCCTTTTGTCTAAGGCTTAACAATTGGTATGGCTGTGCTTTAAAGTCAATAACTTCACCGGATTTAAACTTTACGCTTCGTTCTTTTTGACCGCTTCGGTTGGTCATAATTTTAAACCCGGCGCTAGCCATATCGCTAGACCATTTAGTCCCTTCACGGCCCTTAATAAGGTTGCCGCGCCCCATACCGCTTAACGGTGGTCTAGTAGGAATTAAAGAACGTGCGGCAACTAAAACAGGGTCGCCGGCTTTTTTTACTTGCTTTAGCATTTCTTTAGCGTATTCGGGTTCTACTTCTTTCAAGGTTGCTACCGCTTGCTTGACGCCGTAAATATCCATTGTCGTTGATATGGCCATAGCGGTTACTTCCGTTGTTTGTTGTTGTCCGATAATACAGCAACAACCGTAGCCAAGTCGTCTATGTCAAAAGGTATGGACGGGGGCCACCACGAAATAGCCACCAACAGTTCGGCAAGTTGGCGCCCGTGAGTGCCCCTTAAATGGGGTTTGCTGCCTCTGTGTCTACTACTTCAATGTTTGCCAAGTTCTTTATAAACGTGTCAAATTCACTAGGTACAACAATTTTGTTTAATTTAGACGCTTCGTATGCCATAAAGGCTAAGTCCTCTACGCCAATGCCGGACGCCATGTCGGACGCTTTACGTTTGTATTTGCGTTCCCACATAACAATAACGTAAAGGTTTGTTACAACCTCATAGGTAGTATCGGCTGTTTCTACTTTTAATGTAAGTTTCATTATTGCCTTTTGTGTCGGGCCTTTGCAGGCGTTTAATTAAACTTCTACGACGCTGTACACTCCGCCGGTAAAAACCACGGTGATTTGGCCCAAAGCGCCTAAAGCCATTTCATATGGCAAGGCTTCTAAATAGGCCCCTGTCAAAGTCATGGTTGGATTTGTTGCCGTGCCCGGGCTTGTTGCGCTTGCGGACCACGAAACAGTCGTTTGAGTGCCAACAAGTGCTTTAAGTGTTGCGTATGTTTCGGTTGCGGCAAACGATAGGTACAGGTCACAAGACAACGTAGAGTTTTCTAGGCCTGCGGTGTAGACGCGGGAACCGGAACCAAACGCGGTGCTTTCAAGCGCTTCAATAGTGCGCGTGAAGGTCAAGCCGTGGCATTGGTCCTGCATTGAAACGCTGTTAATTGTTAAATTTGGCGATGATAGATAAGTGCTAGTAGCCATTGGGTTTACTCCTCGTTTGTGTCTGTTTTAGTTTTAGCACCTTTTGGTACCTTAACGGTGGATAGTTCTACAAAGCCGCCAAGTAAAAGCGCGTCAATGTTAACGCCGTCTACTAGTTCGTATGTGTCGCCGGGTGTACCTACGCGTGGGCTAATTACTGTGTATTTCATGTTGCACCTATTCTAGGCGGTTGCCTGTGCTTGTAGGGATATGGTCAAGTCGTAGGCCGGTAGTTCGCTGCCGCCAATTAGTGCGATAGTTGGGCGTCCTGCGGTTACGCCAATTCTTTTGGTTATAACTTTGCTAGCCAAGTTCAGTAGGGACCGTTGCGCGTCTAGGTTGCCCGGTCCCAAGGTAATTATGCGTATTGGAAATGTCATTTCTACAACGTTGTTAGCAAACACGGTAAACGTAGGCGCGTCAATAAAAGCACAAGGCGGCACAAGGTTACGGGGGTCTGTTACTACCTGTAGCCCTGTAATGGTCGTTAGCGACGCTGCCAAGTCGTCTAGCGCCTCGTTAAACAGGTCTGTAAAAGCAACAGGCATTTAAGCAACCTGCGGGCGTGGGATACCTAGCAATTGTTTAATCATTGGCGACAAACCAACACTATTGCCGGCGGGCATACCGTCAAAACTGGCAAAGTCCGTAACCGCGCCACGTTGCCTATACAAGAAACCGCCATACGCAATAGTTCCAAGTGTTACCGCGTCGCTAGGGCTTGTGCCTTTTGCGTCTATGTAGCCGCTTTCCAAACGGCGTTGAAAACAAAAAGCGTTAGAAGCCGCTGCGCATTGTGTTAAAAACGTTGTGTCTAATGCCGACGCTGTTCCAATGCCTAACCAATCTTCTATTTGCCCGGCTGTAACCCACGTGCACGGGATAGTACCTAGCGTTACGGTTCCCGTTGCCGTAGTGCGCGTAACGTCTGCCGCTGTTTTGGCGTACAAAATTTGAAACGGTACGGCTATTTCAAAGTTATAGAGTAGGTCGCCGTATTCGTCTACACCAATAAACAAGTATTCAGGTACGGCCAAAACTGTAACCGTGCCGTTAAATGTTGCGTCAACGCCTGCAACAACAATAGACGCGCCTACGTAAACTTCGTTAGGTGTAAGCGTTTCTAAAATTGCGTAGTTGTCTAATAGCGTTTTATGCGCTACTTGGTATATCTGCGTCATGGCGGTAAAGCCGCCTTTCGGTTAGACGAACTTAACGAATTTAGTAGCGTCTGCCATAAACGAAGCAGCGTAACCACGGTACGCGATAGTGCGGCCCAAGGTGCTAGGTACGTCTACGGAAATTGCGCCCTTTTGCTGTTCGTAAAATTCAAAACCTGCGGCAGGTCCTGCGGCGTGTCCCATAAATGAGCCCGGCGCGTTCTTGTCTACAACAAGTACCAAACCAAGCGGGTTGCCGTTCCAATTAGAAGCCGACAATTCGCCCGGTGCGTTCATAGCGCCAATTTGTGGGAATACTGGCCGGCCTGTGCTGTCAACCAAAGAACCCAACGAAGCCCAAGTAGCCGGCGTAACCACCATGTGAGTTGGTAGGTAGTTGCTTGTCGCGCTAATTTGGCGTGCGCCTTCGTAAATTGCTGCAATCCAATCCGCAGGGTCCGAAGTGTCAGCAACTGCGCTAGTTTGCGTAATTGCTGCATGACAAGTATCTACGGCGTAGTTGTTTGTTGCTTGACCGTAGGCAATTGCCAATTGGTTTAACACAATGTTGATACTTGCAGGGTCTGTCCAATCCAAATCTTGTTCCGACATTGTAACAAAAGTACCAAACGTCAATTTGTTTACGTTGTTATTTGCAACGGTAACGGTTGACGGGTCAAGTTGATTAAGTTGGCCGGTTGGTTGCTGTGTTACTACTGGCCGTACTGTAATTACTGGCCTACGGAATGTAGCGCCGCTTTGTGGCATAGCGCGGGCGCCAATTGCTGTAACAAAAGGACGAATAGGGTTTAGGCTGTCGTAGACACTGCCCGTAATGATTTCAGGCAAAATACCCGGTGTATCGGCGGTAGTAATGTTTGGCGCTGCTGCCTGTACTTTTGCGTTCATTTCTGCAAGTACGGTGCCGCCTTGCAATGACGCTGCAATAAATTCGCCTGCGGTAGGCAATTTAAAAGTGCGTGGTTGTGCGTACACAACTGGCGCAACGTTTGCGGCTTCAATAACTTGGGGTGTTTCTGTTGGCTGTGTCATGGTGTCTAACTCCTCGTTAGGTGTTTCGGTTTCTATATTAACTACTTCTTCTTCTTCTTGTGGGATACCCTGCGACGCGGCTACGCGGTCTACAGAAGCCCCGGCAAACGCTCCGAAAGGCACAAGCGAAAGTTCTTGCCAATCGGCCATTTCTATAATCATTGTGCCTTTTTCGTCGTAACTAAAACGGGTTGGGTTAACACCTACAGATACGGCGTCTAGTACGCCGTCGGCTGCTAATACCAATGCTTCGTTGCCTAACGTGGTTTCGCTAATGCGGGCTTCGTACATCATTCCGCCGGGCGTGTCCACCATAGCCGTAACCAATCCGACGGCCTGCGTACTGTCATGCCCCAAATATAGTTTTGGCATTTTGCCGCCACTATTAAGGCTGCCCGGCATAAACATAACTTTTGTGCCGTCGTTTACTGTTGCTTCAACGTTGTATGGCAACGCAAGGCCGGCAAGTGTGCGGCGTGGCATACCGTTTGGGCCTGCGGCGTCTAGCGTTAGTTCTTGTTGGGTTAGTTTAAGCATTTGGCATTACTCCTACTTCTTCTACTTCTGCGGGTGTGTCATATTCGGAAAGATAAGTTTCGCTTAGATAATTTTCTATAGCGAATTTTACGTAGGTACCCCGCGGCAATACGTTACCCATAGATAACGTTTCGGCTATGCAATCCATATAAAGTTTTGCGCCAAACATATACAAATCTTGGCGGGCTTGGGTGCTGTTTTGGTAACTGTATGAGCCGGTAGCGACGCCTAAAAGGTATGGGGGGCAATTGGCAAGCCTTGCGATTTCAAGACTTTGGTACTCACTTGCGGCAACTAACATTTGTTTACTTGCGTCGCTATTTGTTTCGGTGTAGGTAACAAATTCGTTTAACACTGCTACAGAATTATTTAAACGTGCCGCTTCAAAAGACTGGCCCAATTGTTGTAATTCTTGTTCGCTAAGGGGCTCCCCTGAAACTTGCCGCAAAACGCCCGTTGGCAGCAAACTACTGCTATTGCGTAGGCGGGCCTGCTCTAGTTTAAGTGCTGTCAAAATCGCGTTAGGACTTGTAAACAACAAACCTTGAATAGGGCTAATAAATTGCACTACGTCGCGGTGGTCAATTGGCAAACCGCTAAACATGATTTGTTTGGACGGAGCAAAAAAAACCGGACCGGCTTGGTCCTGCGTTAAAACCATCGCGGAAGGCATGCGTTGGAAACTTTTCGGATAACCGTCGCTACTACGTTCGGTGATGTAAAGGAAAGCGCGCTGCGTAAAAAATAAATCGTCAAATAACCAACTAAGCGTTGTGGCGTTTGGTAGTGACGGGTCTAGTTGGCGTGTCCATGCGCGGGGGGCAATTTCTATTTGTTCTAATTCTTCGCCGTTCCAAAGTTCGTTATACATTTTTAGCGGTGTACAGCCGATTACTGACGCAAGCAAATCGCGCGCCCTAGTTATGGCGGGTACAGCCATAGCGCGTTGGCGGTTATTGCCTTGGGTAAAAGCGTAGAAATTGTCTAGTTGTGACGCTCCTACGTTGCTACCTGTTGCAGCGGCTTTAACCGTTGGGCCAATAGCGGCTTTGTTTACTTTGTTAAATAACGCCATGCGGTAAGTCTGCCATATCTGTTAAAAGTTTGGTGGCACTGCCCACGGTGAAGCGGGTCAATCTTTTCCCGACGAAAAGGTAAGCCGTCGTAGACAGTGCCGCCACAATGTTAGCGGTTTATTGCAACTACTAAGGGTTTGCCTACTAGTTGTGGTTTTGACGCTAACGCGGCTGCCCATACCATGCAGCGCGCCAAGGTAATAGGTCCGGGACTGCGTGTAGACGATAAAGCAACACTCCCTTGGTGCTTGATAAGTACGGCGCGTTCGCAATGTTCTATTAACTGATTTTCGCCGTGATGATATATACGATTTTCTATAAGCATGTTTTTTACGGCTGCGGTCCATTTAAGTAGTTCGCGGTAGCCAACTATTGTTTTGCGTCGTTCCATATTTGGCGGTAAATGTATTTCAAGTCCGGGCGTTATTGCTAACCGCAGGGTAGGGCCGGCGGCTATTTCGGCTTCTACTAAACGCCATGTTTCGGCTAAAGTGCCAGCAACAAACGCAACAGTTACAGCCGTTTTTAAACCTACCTGTACGGCACGTACTCCGACATATAACGCGCCTTCGTTGTCTACCTCTATTGCCAGTACCCCGCCCGGCGGTATCGGCTCATCGCTTTTAAGGGCTTCAAACACTCCCGGTTCTAACCAACCGTGTTGGGTTGCTGTCCAAGTATTAACAGACGCACGTAAAAACGCGTTACGGTTCGGGGCTTCGCTTTCGGCTTGGATTACGTCCATTTCTAACGTATGGCCCAACGCCGGGTTGGCGTACGCCCATGCGGTAGGGGTCATTAAATCGCTGTTAGGCGGCGGGCTAAATTCGGCAAAATATAGTTTTGTCTGTTCGCCACTATCTATAGCCCTTAGTCCCTGTTCACGCCACCTAAGCATGGCTTTACTATCTTGCGTACCGGCTGTACTCATCATCACAAACAACGGGTTTTTGCGGGCACGTTGCGACGGTAATAAACCTTCGTCTATGGCCGCTTCGCTAATGTCCCAAACCTCATCGGCAATAATTAAGTCAACGCTATAACCGTGACCGGCTGCCGGGGTAGCGGCCCTAGGAAACCATACGCTGCCGTCCGGCATTGTTAGCACCATACGCCCATAAGACCACGAAACAGACGCGTTAAACTTGGCTTCTAATATTGGTGCCAAATATGTATATAAAGCGGTAGCCAAATCTAGTTTGTGAGCAACAGTAATAACCGTTTGCTTCTGCCCTCGCGCTTTACCTTGCGTGGAAAGCCACCAACCAACCAACGCAGCAATAGCAACCGTTTTACCGTTCTGCCGGGCAACAGACACAAGGCCCACCCGGTGCAAGTAGTCCCCGTTGCTATCCATAGACGTTAAACCG